TTTGTCTGTTTGGGCGCAGGGCTACATAGATAATCTAACGATGAAAGAAACGGAGAAACGATACAATGAAGAAAGACATGGAAACATTAATTGAGATTGGTAACATGGTCTTTCACGAATTAGTCCAAGTAAAGGACGACATTCATAGCATGAATAAAATAGCAATCGGAGTAATGGTTGTGAACATTATCACATTAGGGTTGTTTGCGGCGGTGATGCTTTGAGAAAATATGCGCCCTATTGCGGAGAATGTTATCATGCACCAGCAGAAACATTATCCCGATGGGGCTATTGTAAAAAATGTATAAGAAAACAGGAGGAAGAAGAATGAAAACAAAAAATGATTATATCATCATACAGAAGAAAAAACTACAATCGGAAAGCGGTATTGTTAGGGGACAACCTAAAAATATTGGCATTGTGATTGAAAAGAATAGTCAAACCGAAGTTGGAGACTTGATAGTGTATAAGTCAAGTTTTTCCTTTATCTTCAACGGCGAAGAATTTGAAGCAGTATCACCACATGATATTGTGGCCGTGGTAGGTGAGGAGGAATGAACATGGGACAAATGACTGATGGAACCGAATGCTTACTGTGTGAACTGTGGCAAGACCTTGATAGTGCTGATGAACTTCATCTATGCTGTAAAGAATGCCGAAGCGAGATTGAATGGATGCTCGCACGACGATGGGCAGGTGATGAATGATGGCGTACTTATTGAAAGTGGACGGAACAATTGAACAGATGAAGTGGAACCCTTCGCTTGAGGAATTACAGGCGGCGGTTGGTGGCTACATTGAGATGGTGCGAACCAACAATGTGGGCTACATGTACTGCAACGAGGAAGGTAAATTGCAGGGGCTACCCGTCAACCGTGCCGCTACAAGCATGATTGATTTTGATGATGTCGTCGTAGGCGATGTCGTAGTGATGGAGGAAGGTGAGGAAGAATGAAATGGCTTGCTGTATGCAAGAGGTGTGGAAAATCATACCCACGCAACATACAACCTATCGTAAATATTATGACTTGTTGCGACCTAACAATGAAATGGGAGGTTCAACAATGACCAACCAAATACCTACACCAACAGTTCTAGAATATATCGCTTGGCTTGAATCTAACCTAACAAAGTGGGTTTGGAATGTAACAACCGACGATGAAGTAGAAAATAAGTTTAAAACCTACATTGGTAGGATTGGACACGCAGGAAGCGGGTTCTTTTATCTAAAGGAGGAAGAAGAATGAAATTAGGAGAAGAAGAACTCATTGCAGAAATTCAAGTGCTTAGACGAATAATTAAAGAAAAAACTAATACCATTCGCAGACTTGAATTACAAATAACAAAAGGTGAAGAAGAATGATTTACAACGAAGAGGAAACAAATGAAACACTAGTGAAAGGAATTGAAGCAGTAGCCGATGTAGTCGGTGTAACTTTGGGACCGGCAAGAAATTCTGTTATTATTGACAGACCGGATGATTTGCCCCCATTGGTTATCAACGACGGCGTTACAATTGCTCGGAACATCTCTCTATCAAAGGAAGAGATGGTTGGTGCAAAACTTCTAATTGAGGTCTGCAAGCGAGCGCAGGAAAAATCCGGTGATGGAACTACTTCTGCATCGGTGCTGGCTAACGCTTTAATTAAGGAAGGAATGAAACTGATTAAACTGGGACATAACCCAACAAAAATTAGAGCAGACTTTACCAAATTAATGAACACGCTAGATTCTCATATCGGCCTTAATGCTTCGGAAATTACACTTGACAACATCTACGCTATCGCTTTGATTAGTGCAAACAACGACGATGAGATGGCCCTACGCATTAGCAAAATTATTCGTTCTATTGGGATGGATAGTGTTATTACCGTTGAACCCTCTCACACAGGAGAGGATGAAATAGAAATTGTAAAGGGTTTTGAAGCGTCGGCTGGGTATATTCACAATGTTTTGGAACGAGTCAATGGAAAGGAAAGACGAATGGAGAACCCACTTGTTGTGGTTAGCGACCAAGAGGTAAGGGACTTTGAAGAGATTTTACCTGCTTTGGAATTGGCAAAAGAAAACAAACGCCCCCTACTATTAGTGGTTAAGTCCATTAGTGCTATTGCGCTGAATCAATTTGTGGTCAATAGTATGAATGGTTCCATTGATGCTTCTATTGCTAAGGCTGAGGATATTTCTGTTTGGACTGGGCTTAAGTTAGGAGACTTGGCTACATTCCTTGATTGTCATTATTTCATTAATGCTTTGGACGAGGATATTCGCCATGTCCGACTTGAGCATTTAGGTGAGTGTGAATCGTTAGTTATTAATGCTTCAAGCACACTATTTATCGGTCAGCCCAGTAATCCCGAAAGAGTCGCTAAGAGATGTGAACAAATTGTTGAGGATGCTCATATGGCCGAAACAGAATTCCACAAGAAAAAGAACTTGGCTAGAATGGGTAAGTTGAATGGAATGGCCGGGATTATTAAAATCCACGGAGAGTCGGAACAGGAAATCCACAACAAAAAGGACAGACTAGATGATTCGCTAAATGCTGTTCGCTCGGCTATCCAAACAGGCTACACATGGGGTTCGGGTTTGGCTCTATTAAAATACTATGATATTGACAATAACCCCCGTGTTGAATTAGATATTCGTATTGGGTTTAGGAACGCTTTGTTTGCAGTTTTTAATACCCTGTATAAGAATTGTGTGGGTGAAGAAACTACCCTTGAGAATGTAATGCACAACCTTTCTCAAGAATACGCCTACGATGGAATCCAAGACGAATGGTATTTACATGCCCCCGAATACAGGGTAATTGACCCCGTAGGGGTTGTGTGTTCCTCGCTACGAAGTGCCGTGTCCGTAGCGGGTTATGTGTTAACGGCTAAGAGATTGATTATGAGGGAACGACATGAATTGGACAGAAGAATTTAGACCAACAAAAATTGAAGAAATTATAGGACAACACAAATTTACAGAAGACGCTCACCGATGGGTTGAGAAAAACCACATGCCCAACCTACTATTACATGGTAGGCCGGGAACCGGTAAAACAACAGCCGCTTTAGTTATGGCTAAATTATTCTTGGGCGAGGATTTCAAGACTAACTTTCTTGAGATTAACGCTAGCCAAGACCGCAAACTAGAAACCGTGCGTGAGACTATCTACAATTTTCTCACCACTAGTTCTGTTAGTGGTAATAAAATGAAGTTTGTTTTACTTGATGAAATAGAAGGTATGACGAAGGATGCCCAGCGAGCATTGAAGCGCACTATGGAACGAGCAACGAATACTACTTTTGTTATCACCTGCAACGACTCCTACGGTGTAGAAGAAGCCTTGAAGTCAAGGTGTGCAAATTACCTGTTTCAGCCGTTGCCCGATGAGGTGCAGATTGAACGACTTCTAAACATAGTCTCCGGGGATGGTGCGTTAGAAGTAGATGAAAGTAAGCGAGATTTAGTCCAAAAAATTGTAGAGAGTTGCGGCGGAGATTTTCGTCGTGCTATTAATGAGGTTCAGGCGTGTATTTTTTCCGATGCAAGTCTTGATGAAATTATGGAAGCAAAACTAAAGTTCTACAAAAATGCTCTACTACAAATGTTAGGTGGCGACCCTATGGGTATGAACTACTTGACAACGCTGGTAAAGAATGGACAAAGTGTAAAGGATATATGTAATAAACTCCTACAAGCCGCTATGGAAATTGATGTGGACAATACCACAAGGTTTATGTGCATATCAGCAGTAGGAGAAATGGAGTGGAGGAGCCGAAGCGTGACGCCTAAAGTGCTAATTGCTTGGTTCTGCTCTCAAATTATGAAAAACAAAAGGAAGTGAAAAAAATGATTGAAAGAATAGAAAACGAATTGGGTAGTCTTGCTAAGAGACTACAAATTGAAGAAGAAGAAATGAATGCTAAATATGCCGAGTTAGCCACGAGCAACAACTTGGATTTGGAGGATGAGCGACAACAATTGATGGCTATGTCTTTGACTCGCCAATATGTGCGAAGTCGCCTCGCCTCTAACCGTTCAAGTTCACAACAAAGTTTTGGTGCTATGGTTACTGGATTCTTTGTTGGGATTGAACCAGTCCGAGACATCATGGAATACAAGCGTAAGAATGTTCGTTCTCGCTACAATGCTGATGCATCTCAAGCCCTAACTGATGGTTTGGTTGCTGAGATTGTCCTTGAAGATGGCGAGTTCAAAAAGACACAAGTTAAGAACGATGAGTGGGAAACAAAAACTCTCCCTCAAGTTCCCGACATGGCTATTGAAATTGCTGAAACTGTTTGGATTGTTCCTCTTGATGCAGTTAAGACTTGGCAATCGGGCGATACCAACAAAAATTATGGTCGCCCCCTACCAAAAGAACAACATCAAGTGCGAGCGCATTTCATCGGACAGAAAGAAGACGGGGAAACCCAACTTTGGACTGTTCAATTGAAGAATGAGATGGCTAAGAATTTTAAGGCTGATTGTTTCCGTATGCTTACCTTCTATGGTTTGCCTAACGAGGACAGGAATGCTATTTACGGTATTCGCAACAAGACTCTAGAAACCCTATCCTACATTGATATTTTGGATGAGGACGACCCACGATGGTTTGATACCTCTTCTTACAACTACGAGGATGCATTGGTTGAAAACATGGGTGAATTTGTAACTGACCTAATGGATATTGAGTCTTACCACCAAGAAATTCAAACCCAACAGGGATTGAAAATTGCTGTTACTGATGGTATCGTTACCAGCATGAACTTGACCGTTAATAAAAACACCGGAAACCGTGTTATTTGGATTGAACCCCTTGATGCTAATTATGGCTTTGAGGATGAGGATATGCCCGAATCAACTCCGATTTGGGTTCCTTCTCATGTGGACATTGACTTTGGCGTTGGCTCGGATATTGTCGTTATTGGACGAACTAGCCAATCACAAAAGAAGGATGAAAGCGGAATCCCAATTGATGGTGAATACAACCCAGTTTCTATCAACCTATACGGACTAAATGTTCGTTTGGCTACGGGACTGGCTGAATCGGTTGATACCTCCGATGGCGACTCTCTCAACTATTGGTGATTACAATGGATTGGAAGAAAATTGGACTTTACAGTAGCCTAGTTTCAATTGTTGGTAGCATTGGTATTTATGCCTTGCATGACCAGCAGTTGGGTATTTTTGTGGGACTTTGGGCTTCGGCTCTTTTGCTCCTCACGGAGAGACTAGATGAATTGTGAATCTATGGTATTGTCGGGATAGAGATATATTAAGCGACAGTATCAGCCGTGTATATGTGGCGGTTGAATGACATACGGATAGGTGCGAAGCCTATCTCCTTGGAGGAAAAAAGATGATTATACGAATGAATGAAATTTTATTGGACATGAATGAAGTGGAAAGTATTGAGTGGCGACACCAAGAGGACGAAATGTATAGCGTCCGCTTTCACATGAAGCAAAGTGGGAAAATGTTCACCCGCATTGTGCATGAAAACCAATTACAACAACTAAAAGAACAATTTAAACAGGAGGAAGAAGAATGAGTTTGAAAGGAAAAGGAAAGGCTAGCAAGATTTTGTCTAGCGTTAACGAAGAAGAAAGAAATACGGCTTTTGCTAAGGCAAAGGCAAGAGCGTTTGCACAACGAAAGAACCTATTGGAGCATGAATTTGCTTACATGATTTGTGGTGTTTCGGGCGACCCCGGAACTGGCAAAACAGGTATCTGTTTGGATTGCAGAACGGAAGAAGAAAAGAAAACACATTGGGTTTTCGTGCTAGATTTTGATGAAGGCGCAGAACCTACTTGGAGGCAACATTGGTCCTCGGATGATAAAGTGTTTATCTACAACCCTCATGTGTATAAAGACGACATGACAATTGATTATTTGGCTACTGCTGATATGGCCCGTTTCTTTATTGGGATGGTCAAGGAAGCAATTGAGACTAAGAAAATTAGTCTTGAAGACGAAGAAACAATTGAGGTTGAGGCAGTTAAGGCTATCGTCTTTGATGGTTTAGACACTTGGCTTGATACAACAAACATGATTGCTCGGCTAAATCACATTAAGGGTAATGACCCTCGCCAAGCCGACAAGGTAAAAATGGTTCCTACACAATGGTTTGCTAGGACACAAGAATACCAGCGTTTGTTTAAGGCGGCTTGTCAATTGGAATGCCACAAATTCTTTATCACGCACATGAAAGAAGTGCATGATGGATTTGAAGTTGTGGGACAAAAGCCCGATTGGGAAAAGTCTACTACGGCTAAACTTTATCAGCACATCTACACCTACCGTGAAGAACGAAATGGTAAAACTAGCCTGTATGCAAAGGTTACAAAATCTAAAACCAATGCAACAAATGAAGGTCAAGCCTTCTTAATTTTTGAGAATCAAAAGGGCAAGGTCACATGGAATGGCCTTCCCGAAGTCAAGGAAAATACTCTTTGAATAAACGATTGATGGTGTGATATTATGTATAGAAGTTATGGACAAACTGGTGGTGAAACACATGAAAATTATAATGAATGGAAAAAGATTGAAAAATGATATTAATGTTTCCCTTGTTAAGGGAAAATACAACAGAGGATTAACTAGTGAAAACTCAAGTCTTGGAAGCGAGATTCGCATTACGGCTAAAAAAGAAAAACTAATTATTGAAAACGGTGATGTGTCTACTTATATTCGGGTTGAAAATCATCACATGGAGTGTGAAACTTCGGGTAGATTTTATGTTAATGCTGATACTTTGCTAAAGTATCTACCCGACGAAGAATGTAGTATTATTTCTGTTGATGGAATTATTAAAGTTAGTTATGGTAATTC